GCCGCGCCGGTCAAGACGGAAGCGCAAGCGGTTGCTGGTCCCTACCCCAAAGCAGAGCCAGGAGAAACCGAAGCTGAGTTCAACAAGCGGCTAGCGGGACGTGAACCCTATCAGATCACGATGCCCGATTGGATGCGCAAGACGGCACATGACTACATCGCTGGTGGAGAGCGCAGGAACTTACTGCTCTCGCAGCACATGGGCACCGAACCGGGACGCCACGAGTATCATGAGAACGCTGTCAAAGCCGCTCTTGCCGCCGGGAAGCCTGTCCCGCCAGAAGTGCTAGAGGACTATCCAGACTTAGGGCCAAAGGTTGAGAGCAAGCCCGCACAGAAAGAGAAGACTGGCCAGCAGGCGGCAGTAGAGGCGGCGCGAACCGCAGCGACTCCAGACGAGGCCTACTCGAAAGCCGTCGAAGCCTATAGGGAGCACACCCCAGTTAAAGAGCAGGACGGCTACAACACGGTCCTGAATGGCTTGTCCGCATATCTCGAAAAGAAAGGCTTGGAGCCTCGTACCGATTATCTCGACAGGGCCAAAGAAACCGGCGCATCTCCTCTCCTATGGGAGCTTTCGACTCTGTTCCATTCTCCGCTCGCCGGAGCCAAGGGAACCGAGACGCCGGAAGAACTCGGCAAGAAGATGGATTACATGGTGAAGCCGGGAGTCGCTGGAGAAAGCGGTCTGTCGTCCACCTATGGCCGTGACACGTATTGGCACTTCGACGATAAGTACACAGCGAAATCCATGCAGGACTACCGCAAGGGCGAGTTTGATAAGGACATCTCCGGTGCTGAAAACAAAGCGCGTATCCTTCGTCGAAAAGCTGAGATCGTCAAGACTCTTATTGGCGAGACAGATAACACGAAGGCCGCCAAGGCTGAGGCCGATAAGTTAGACAGGCAAATCGCCAACGAACGCGAGTACGCCGATCAACAGATTGCCAAGGCAGAAGCGAAGGAAGCCGCAGAGAAGGCCGCCGAAGACCGACTCCCGATCACCCGAGCTGAGCACATGCAACCGCTTGAAGCGATCCGGATGAAGCCGAAAGAAGCATGGGGGATCGATAAAGTACGGTTTATGAAAGGCAAGGACTGGATCAGCGACGGGCACATAGCGCTGAGCCTGAAAGGTGCGGCTGGCAAGTTCGGACAAAAGGCACTCGACAAACTCGTACCATCCGGCGACGCGCAAGAGATCGGTGCCACAGTAGACCAGATTTACTCCTCCGACAAAGAGCAAGAACTGGAACCCATCGGCGCTCTGCCGTCCACTGTCGCCAATGAAAAGACAGACTTAGCTTTCTTCACAACACCGAAGGGTGATCCGATTGCCGTCAGTTCCCACAAGCTGCGCCTGATTGAAAACATCTACGGAAAAGATGGTCTGACCTTCCGAGGCAAGGGAGGCAAGAACCCTATTGCGGCAATGAAGGGCGGCAAGCCCGTTGCGATCTTGATGCCGTTCCAAATCGGCGATGACTACATCGACATCCCCACTGCCAAGAAGACGATGGCCGCAGGGGGATACAAGGAGCCCGATGCCGAGCAGGCCGCCAAGGAGAGGGGCACGGCGCTGACAAGCCTAAGCGAAGCAGCAAAAGATGTTCTGCGAGAAACAAGGAGTAAATATGAAAATTCCGAAAATCGACTGGGATGGAACTCAGGTACTATCGACTCCGGTTCCAAGCCAGAACCGCTGGAAAATCGCAGCAGAGAAGGCGAAAAAGGCGGCGGAACAGAACTCACCAAGCGAACCGAATTCACAACCCGAACTTCCGGCGACGCAGGGTTAGCGGAAACGAGGGAAAAGTATGAAAAGCAAAATGGAAGAGACGGCAGCGAGGATCGCAAAGAAGTGGGAAGGCCGAACGGACGGGATTCTAATAACTCCGGTGGCCGGTCAGGGCCGGATAGAGGCGGCGTATCGACTGCTGAATCAACAAAACCCCTTACCGCTCTCAGTATCGCCGATAGATACTCCGCATCTATCCTCCCCCTCCAAGTAAATGCAATCCGGTCGATCGGGAGGCTGTTGCCTCAGAGCAAAGGTGAACCGCATCCATCGATGTTGTTAAACGCGAACTCCTACGCCATCATTCACAATGGTCTGGATGTTGGACTTCTGCACTGGGACGGTATCACGCTCACGGGCGACCACATCACCGCTTTGGTTGATGGCCTTATTCGAAAGGCGGAAGAATCTGGAAGCGTCCAAGGGCGCAGGAATCTTGCCGAGATAGCCAAGCGGATAGTCGAGGCGTCTCGGGAAGGACACAGGATCATTCTCTACGCTGGCGAACCACGACCCGACACTGTGATGGAGGAGCAACTACATGGATGGCAAATAACTAGCGGAGTGCATACAATAAAGGCAGTTCAAGATGCCGTCCTCAGCACGCCAACCGGACGGGCCTTGGGCGAGTCTCTTGTTGGGACTGGGTATCTGAACACGCGCACGAATATAGCTTCAGAGGTGGCAGCCAAAGCCGTTACCGGTACTATGATTGATGATGGTTTCACGGAAGCGCAACGCGCGGAAGTGCTGAAAGCATATTTCGATGCGGTCGTACAGCATTCGCCTGACTCGCTATCCAATCTTCCGGATGTGAGTGAAGAAGCAAAACGGGCAATCGAATCTGCAAAGGAGCAATATGGACAATCGCAAGATAGTCCCAGATCACATGGTTTACGCGAATCCAGAGGAAGACCCGTTTCGGAAAGCGATGAGATCGGCGGCAAAAAAACTGAACCACTCACCCAACCCCGAAAGCCAGAACCAGGAACCGAAGCCGAAACCCGTGCCCGCTCAGACTTAGGCAGCACATTTTACTCCGGTTTTGGCGACCCCGCACTATTCGCCCGCATCTTCCCCAACCCTGCCGAGCGCATAGCCGATTGGCTGTCCGACGCTCCCACATCCGGCGACACCCAGCGTGCCATGATGCGTGAGACGCGCGGCGAGATGGACCGCAAGGTAGCCATCGCCATCCATAAACTCAAGGACGCCTCGAAAGACTGGCGCACCCGCAGCCGCGACGACTCCATGAAGTTCTGGAATGCGGTTGAGGCCGGCAAGGTAGACTCGCTCCCCGCCAAGGACCGCGCCCTGGCCAATCTCTTCAAGGCTGGATTCGACAACATGCGCGAGCAACTCCAGGCTCTCAAGCCTGAAGTCTTGCAGGACTACATCGAGAACTACTTCCCGCACGTCTGGGAGCGCCCATCGCAGGTATCGGCCACCATCAAAGCCATGCTCAACGGCAAGAAACCCTTCGCTGGCAAGGCGTCATTCTTAAAACAGCGCACCATCCCGACCATGCAGGATGGCATTGATCTTGGATTCAAGCCGATAAGCTGGAACCCAGTTGACTCCTTCCTGACCAAGTACGCCGAGATGGCGCAATTCCTGATGGGCCACCAAACTTTGCAGGTGATGAAGGATGCCGGGACCGCGCGGCAAGTGCGCGTAGGCCAGAGGGCACCAGAAGGATGGACTCAGCTTGATGACCGCATTGGGACCGTCCACAGCTACGATGACGATGGGCACCTCTACATTCGCGGCCACTACTACGCCCCAGCCGAAGCCGCCCGCATCTTCAATAACTTCGTCAGCCGCGGCATGGCTGGACGGTCAACCATCTACGACACTTTGAACTGGGCCAACCAGAACCTCAATGCCCTGCAACTTGGCATCTCCGCCTTTCATGCATCGACCACGAGCATCAACGCCGCAACCTCCGACGTTGCCCTGGGCATCCAGCAACTTGCCGAGGGGAAACCACTGCGCGCTGGCATCTCGCTGGCCACGGGGGCAGCAGTTCCCGTCTCGATAGCCCGGACACTCATCAATGGCACTCGGCTGATGAAGGAGTATCTGGAGCCCGGTAGCTACGCCAAGATGCGGAAAGAGGCAGAGGGACTGGCAAGTGCCGGCGGCCGCATCCGCCAGAACACTATCGAGATCAAGCCTCTGCAAAAGATTGTCAACGCCTGGCGCAATGGCGCGGTGCTCGAAGGTCTGACGCCGATCCCTGGTGCCATCCTCCATGCTGCGGTCGCTCCCGTCATGGACTACTACGTGCCACGGATGAAGCTCGGGGCCTTCTACGCCATGGCGCATAACATCCTAGACAGCGCGCAGCGGGGCGGCTGGAGCGATGGGTTGGTGCGCTCCAGGATGCAGGAGGCGTGGGACTCCATCGACAACCGATTCGGGCAAGTCGTCTACGACAATCTCTTCTGGCATAAGGGCGTGCGCGATGCGCTCAACCTGGCCACCCGCTCAGTGGGCTGGAACTTCGGAAGTTATCGCGAACTCGGTGGCGCGGTTGCCGATGTTGCCCGGCAGGCAGGAAGGGCAGCGAGTGGGCAGACGCCCCGCGTTACTCCTCGGCTGGCTTTCGGCATCGCCCTACCGCTAGTCAGCGCGCTCTTTGGCGGCATTCTGACCTACCTCTGGACCGGCAAGCGCCCTGAAGAGTGGAAGGATTACTTCTACCCCAAGACCGCCAACGGTGAGCGGCACTCCATTCCCGGCTACATGAAGGATGTGTTCTCGTTCTATCACGCCCCAGGAAAGACCGTCCTCAACAAGATGGCCCCGATCTGGGAGGCAACCTCAGAGGCAATCGAGAACCGCGACTTCTACGGCACCGAGATCCGCCACAAGGATGATCCTCTGATGGCGCAGCTTGGCCAGTTCTCCCGCTGGGCCGGCAGCCAGACCGTTCCGTTCGCAATCTCCGGCGCCGAGAAACTACTCCAGCAGCGCGGCTCAGGTCCATCACTGGCCGAGATGCTGGCCGAAGCAAAGAAGCATCCCGGCGACGTGGCTCTGGCTCAACTTGGATTCCAGCCGGCCCCGGCATTTATTCAGAATAGCCCCGCGCTCAACATGGCCCGCGAATACAACCGCGACAATCGCCCACCGGGCACCAAGACGCAAGAGCAGTCTGACCACTATAAGGCTCTCGATGCCGTAGTCGAGATGTACCGCTCTGGCGATGTGGACGACAAGCAGATCGATCGCTACGTTGAAAAAGGTGTCCTCTCCGACAAGGATGTAGACAAAGCCGCCCGCGAATCGGATCAGCAGCCTATCGCCCGCGCCGTCCAGAACCTCTCCATTGAGCAGATACTGAATGTGTGGGAGAAGGCGTCGCCGGACGAACGCGAGGCCATGGAGCCTATCCTGGCGCGCCACGAGCGGGACATTGACAAAGAGATGGACGACGACCGGCGTGAGCGGCTGCAGGCGGCATTCGACAAGGCTATGAACGAGACAGATCAAGGACCAGCAACGGCGGGAGGGCCGATCATCTAATGGAAGTCGATACCAGCATCCCGATCCCGCTCCAGCCGCAACTGCTCAAGTTCGTAGACGCCTACTGCGCCTGCCGGGATGTAGGCAAGGCAGCGCTTGAGGCTGGCTTTACGTCCAGGGAAGGCATGGGCCTCTATCGGCGCAAGGCGGTATTCGAGGAGATCACGCGCCGCATGGAGCCCGTCGAGAAGGCTGTGACCGCGGTACTCGTCAAGAAGCGGCTTATCAATGTCGAGATGCTGGACGCCAACTTGAAGCAGGTCATCACGATTCCGCGCAAGACGCTTGAGGCGACCCCCAGCCTGGCCACCCCAAAGGTCAACGCAATCGAGATGGGCTACAAGCGGGTGGGTCTGCTCCTCGATAACAACTTCGTGCCCGACGCCTCCAGCGGTCCCACCAAAGAAGAGGCGCCGCGCATCTACCGGCCGGCAGAGCAGACCATCATCACCCACTCGATTACGGAGACGCGGCAGGTGATGACATCACGCGCGCCGCAATCCGTCATACAGGAACGTGTGCGGGAGATGACCTCTCCGACCATTGATGCTGAGATCGAAGATGATCCCTGGAAAGACTTTTAACCTATGGCCTTGATACTGCTTGAGAACCGCGGCATGTTACCCATGCCTGCTGGGTTAGACGAGATAAACGGATGGATACCAAAAAGCTCGCCACAGCTTACGGCTATCGAGTGTCGGGCACAGCTCCTTCTTTACGGCGGGGCATCTGGCGGGGGCAAGAGCAATTGGCTTTGTGCTGACTCTGCTCAGGAATATCAGAACCCTAACTTCCGCGGCATCCTGCTTCGTAAGTCCTACACGGAAATGACCAACCTAATGGACGAGATGGAGCGTATCTACTCGCCGTTGGGTGGCCGGAAGTCTGACGGCGGCAAGCTATGGCGATTCCCGTCCGGTGCCATGATGCGCCTGGGGTACATGGCCAAGGATTCCGATGTGGAGCTCTACACCGGCAAGCCAATCTCCTGGCTAGGCATTGATGAGGCGCAGTTTCAGACAGAGGACAGAGTGCGGTCCCTTCTCCCATGGGTCTCGACGCCAACCGAGTACGGACTCCGCGACCGCATCCGTCTAACTGCAAACCCTTCAACCCCTTGGCTGCGGAAAGTCTTCCTAAATGGCGAGTGCCCTGTTTGCCACCCTGAGCGTTCCGTGATCCCTGCGGCGGTCTATGCTGGGGCGCGCTGGAAGAAAGACGAAATGCCGGTCATGCTGACGACGTGCTTTATTCCAGCCAAACTCTCAGACAATCCAATGTACGACGAGCGAAAACTAGCAATGCTCATGTCGCAGACCGCCGACGTGCAGAAGAAACTTGTGACTGGGTGCTGGTGCCACACCGAGGGCGCCTTCTTCCCATTCCTGAACGAGAGCTACATCCTGCCGTACTCCGAGTGCGGCGAGCAGTGGTGGCATCAGCACTTCATCGTCATGGACTACGGCATGTCGGGCAGCGCTGCGGCAACCGGCCTCTACTTTATGAATGAGGCAAACCGCATGTTCAAGATTGCCGAGGACATTGAGCGCAAGATGCAGTCCGAGGAGTACGGCCACCACATCGCCAAGAAGTTCCTTGAGCGGGAGATTGGCGGCAAGCGTACCCGCATCATCACCGGCTACTGTGACCCTGCCATGGACGCCCACACCGGCACCGGCAAGAGTAACCGGGAACTGATTCAAGGGACGTTCGACAACTACGATCTGACGCTGATGAGCGCGGCCAAAGACTCAATCGGCAATGCGCAGTCCTTAAGTGGCCGTCTCTCGCGCGGGGAGTTTATCTATACCGACCTGACGCCAAAGAGTTATGAGGCGGCGGCCAGCCGGAAGCACGATCCGGACCGGCCCGGGGCGATACTCAAGATCAAGGGAGATGAGCTTGACGATCTGATCGACACGGATCTGTACACGAACACTCATCTGACCGGCGAGCGGAAGCCCGATCAGGTGATTACCGAGGAGAAGATTCAGGCGCTCATCGCGGCCGGGGTGGATCAGCGCTCGATTGCGGTTACGCGGTGGAAGCTGGACCGGGAGGTTGAGAAGATGAGCGGGCCGGTTACGTTCGGGCGGCCTGGGGTGGGGAGAGTACAGATACATCGTTGAACATTGGCGCCTCGGCACCGATCCGCTTCCGCGCAAGCTCGGCGTAGTCGGGATTCAGTTCGATGCCCACGAAGTCGCGGTGATAGCGCAAGGAGACTACGCCGGTCGTTCCTGAGCCGCAGAATGGGTCGAGCACGGTATCGCCTTCCTTGCTTCCCGCCAAGATGCACGGCTCGACTAGCGCCTCGGGAAATGTAGCAAAATGCGCTTCGCTATATGGCTGTGTTGCGATGGTCCACACGCTGCGTTTGTTGCGCAGCGGGTAGGGCGTGTCGGCAATCTTGAGCAGCCCGGCGGCGGTGCGGTGCTCCTCGCTGTCGCTGGATTCGTATTCGGCCACGGTCTTGTGAGTCTTATTTCCAGCAGCCCGTCCTCCAACAGCTTTCATCGTTCCGTTGGTTTTGCCGGGAACGCGCTCCGATCCGTGCTGATTCTCGATGTCTTGATCCCACCGCGCCAGCGAACTATCCGCCGCCGGCTCTTTGATCGCCTCGGCATCGTAGAAGTACCACGCGCTCTTGGTCAGCAGGAACAGGTACTCATGGCTCTTGGTGCAGCGTCCCGCGCTCATGTGGAAGAGGTATCCGTGGTATTCAAGGCACTTTGGGCAACCTGGGCACCCGACTAACAGAGAAGAATCAATTTGTTGCTCTTCTTCGAGTTGCATGACTGGCAAGCTGGAACCAGGTTCTCCTTCGTATGCTGGCCCTTCTTGCTGAGCGGGATCACATGATCCATCGTCAATTTCTCCTTCTTTTTGCAGTAGTAGCAGCGGTATTTGTGAGCTTTTAGAATCTCCTCCCAATCCTGCGCCGTCACCGGGTTGTCCGTGGATAAGATCGCCCCTTTGCGCTGGGCATGTTGACGACGGGATCGGGCCTTCCCATTCTCTGTCCGGGCATAACGGCTGTTCGCGGCGCTCCGTTGCAATCTCCGCGCTGGATCGTCTTTTGTTTTCTGATGATGCGCGGCGCTCGTTAACTTCGCCTTCGGCGTATCTTTGTACTTGGTCTGCGCCTTCTTGCGCGTCTTCTGGCCTTTGGGAGTCGCCTCGTATTTCGCTTTGTTGATCTTCCCGTACTGCGACCGACTGAATTGCCGGCGCTTCTCTCTTACGTCTTCTCGTTCCTCCCTGGCTTGAGAGGTCGCAATCCCCTTTGGACTTTGCTGATAGCGGCGCTTTACGGCAAGGTACTTCTCTCTCCGACAGGAGGGGCATGTTGCCGGCCCAGTCATCCCCGGCACGCTCATCAATGTACCGCAAACCCGACAATCTCTCATACTCTTCGATTGTAACTCGATGCCGGGAATAATGCGAGCCTTGAACCGATTCCGGCATCGGGTTCGGCTTGGCCCAGATAATGTCCTGCCGCAGATACCAGCCATCGGCCCGCAGCGCGAACGCCAGCATCCACGGGATACCTACAAGGTCTTTGGGTTTGAGGCCGACAGCGGCCAGCGTGGATTTATTGCCTCGGTCGAGAGGATGCACGCCCTCAGCTTTTCGATCTTGTCCAAGCGAAGTTTCGCCGCCTCCGGGGTTGTAGCAGGTGCCTTTTCCACTCGCGTAACTATCCCCGATGTTTAGCCAGAGCGTTCCATCATCCCGCAGGACGCGCCGAACCTCATGGAATACGCCTACCATCTTGGCAATATATTCCTCTGGCGTCTTCTCAAGGCCGAGCTGCCCTTCCACACCATAGTCGCGCAAACCCCAATATGGCGGTGAAGTAATCGCGCACTGCACTGAGGCATCCGGCATCTCGCGCAGGCGGGTGAGTACATCACCGATCAAGATGGTTGCCTTCACTTGCCTAGCCTTTCTCTCTCCACAACAACAACCTTAGACCCCTTTTTGACAAACACGGTGCTGGCCGCGAAGTACAGCGTGCAGTCCTTCTTGAACTCGATCGAAAACTCTCCCCGGAGCTTGCTGGACTTCGGGGAGTAGGGAAGGACTTTCATTGGCGAATGTAGACTGTTATCCATTTACACCCGTCCTTTTCTTGCGGGACGATAGAGATAATGTCATCCGCGGAAAATGATCCGTCGTGAAGATCGCCATTCAGTTTTTGAATCGGAGTCAACCCTTCGCCTGAATACTCTCTCATCCAAACGATCTTTTGTTTTCTTTCGCTCATGGCTTCTTCCTCTTGTTCTCAAACCAGTACATGTGATCGCCGACCTGCACCACGCCGACAGGCTCCACAAAGAATACCGAGCCGTTGATCACTTCCTTGACGGTCCATTCACCGCGGCACTTCTTTTCGTCCGCCGTGAAGATTGTCACCTTTTGGCCGGGTTTGGGAACGCTCTTGCGGACGTTCATGTTGGCATCTCACGTTTGGGAAGTATCTCGGTTCCTTGTTCGATTGCTGCGCAGGCATCAACGAATATCTGGCGGAGCATTGCTTCCATCTGCTCGACAAGGTACCTGTCGATGTATTCCTTCGTGCTCTCACTTGAGAATCTTTCGATCTGACGGTGGACCCCAAAAGTCTTACCGTCAACATTCACGATCAGAAAACGATGCTCTCCTAACATAGAAAAGGTCGTGACATACCTGAATTTCTCAAGCTCAAGTTTGATCTTCATTTCTTCTTCTCCTGTAACTTCGCCGCAATCAGGTAGACCAGTCTCCAAACGTTTGCGATCTGCTCGGCAGTCATGATGTCCGCTCCGCTCTTGCAAATGCGTCTTCCCATGTTGCGCCGATGCCATAGACCTTATCGCGGTTGGTAACCATGAACCGCTGCTCTGGTTCTGGCCGCCAGTAACGGTCAGAGAGGTACGCTTTATCGCCCCATCGCTTTCGTGCTTCGGTCCAGGCATCCTCGCGGTTCATGAATCCTTCCTCGTCGCACAGCATGCAGCGCTGGTCAACCTGCCCTGGATTCAACTCTACCGGCGATTCGATGGTGTGACCGTGGCTGCACTGGAAACTGAACTCGGCGTGCTTGTCCTTGTTCTTGAGGTACTTACTCCACGCCTCCATCTCGCCCGGCAGGTACTCGAAGTTGCCGCTCACGGCTTCCGCTCCGGCATCGTGCACACCATCGCCTCTGTCGTAAGCATCAGCGCTGCAACGCTCGCGGCATTAACCAGAGCGCACCGAACAACCCTAGCCGGATCGATCACGCCTGCCGCAATCAGATCCTCGAACACCCCAGTCGCCGCGTTGTAGCCAATCCCAGGCCCGCCGCGAACGATGGTATTGAGTATCTCGCTGCCGTCCTCGCCTGCGTTGGAGCAAATCTGGAGTAGCGGCTCGCGGAGCACGTCGTAGATAATCTGCATCCCCTTCGCCTCGTCGTCGGTGAATGGGTGCTCGGCGATCAGAGTCCCAACCGTATCCATCGACAGAATCAGCGCCATCCCCCCACCGGGGACGATACCCTCCATCACAGCCGCCCGAGTCGCGCACACCGCATCGTCAACGCGGTCCTTCTTTTCGTTCCGCTCCGCCTCAGTGACAGCCCCAACCTTGATGACGGCCACTCCGGACGCCAGCCGCGCCAGCCGCTTGCGCAATAACTCACGCTGGTAGTCATTGTCAGTCGCCTCGATCAGCGACCGCAGCAGGGTCATGCGCACATCCTTGGCGTGCTTGTCGCCGTACCCGCCAACGATGGTGGTGCTGTTCTGCTCGACCGTGATCTGGCTTGCCCGGCCCAGGTCGTCAACAGTGATGCTGGCCAACTCCCGGCCGCAGTTCTCGGTGAATGCGTACCCGCCGGTTATGACAGCTAGATCCTCAAGCGCTGCCAGCCGTTCGTCGCCGAATGCCGGAGCCTTAACTATTACAGAATTCAAGTATCCTTTCTGCTTGTTGTGGATCAGAGTAACCACAAAAGGCTGGTCATAGTCACCAGCCACTATAAGAACTGGCTTGCCCGCCCTTCCAAGCTCCGCCAGCACGTTCGACAGCTCATCGGTCATGGTGAACATCTTGCGTTCGGTAAGCAGGATGTAGGGCTCGTCGAGAACCGACTCTAGGCGCGCGGCATCGGTAAGAAATATGCCATTTGGACCTGGGGTAAACCAGCCACGGTCAATCTGCATCCCCTCGGACACGGTGAGCGTGGTATCGGCATCGTTTGAGTTAGAGATGGTGATAACCCCGTCCCGGCCTACGCGGTACATGGCATCGGCTATCAGGTCGCCGATGAACCTATCCCCGTTTGACGAGATGGTGCCCACCCGGGCGATGGTCTCGTTGTCCTCGACCGGCTGCGCGATCGTCTTGATGTGCTCGACGACGACAGCCACAGCCTTGTCGATGCCGCGCTTGAGCGCTACCGGGTTGGCGCCTGCATCAAGGCACTCAAGGCCCTTCTGGTAGATGCGCTTGGCGAGCAGTGTGGCCGTGGTGGTACCGTCGCCGGCTTGGTCGCTTGTCTTGCTGGCGGCCTCACGGATGAGCTGCGCGCCGGCGTTCTCGTAGGGGTCGGCCAGGTCGCGGACTTCCTTGGCGGTAGATACGCCGTCCTTGCTGACATGGGGCGGCCACATGGGGTTACGCTCAAGGATTACACAGCGGCCCTTTGGTCCGAGGGTGCAGGTCACGGCCTGAGAGAGTATGTTGACGCCGCGCAAAAGCGCTTGGCGTAGTTCACTTCCGAATAACACTTGCCTGCTCATCCTTCGATCTTCCTTTCGTGGTTACGATCTTCCGCGCCCTGGTGCGCGTTGGCTTCACACGGCTCCTGGTGCGCTGCGGTTGCCGGTTACTCCCAAGGATTCTCGCCAGTCACTCCGACAAACGCACGTTTCAGCCGCGCCACAGCATCGGGTAGAGCCGCCTTCAGCGCCTTTACGTGGAAGTCGGCAGGCATCGGCAATTCAAGCGCGTGGGCGAGATTGTCCACTTCGTCTATTGCCATTCCAAGTTCATTGTTTGGGTCTTCCATGTCATTCCTCCGGTTGCACTCCATGCAGCGACGCTATGCCGCCAGAACCTGATCCAGCGTATCTATCAGCGCCAGTAACCGCGCGCTGGTTGGCGGTTTCCGCTCCTGGTCGAGCACTACGGCCAGCGATAGCAGCGTTTCGTTCCCGCAGGCGCAGCGGGTTGACGAGTTACCGACGATGCCGCAGGGACAGAGGTACGCCTCCGAGATGTGCATGTGCACCGTTGGCGGAGTCATTGGATTCCCCATTTGCGATATACTTGCGGCGCGAAAAGGTTTGGTTGTCTTCTGGCTATCATTGACCGTCGTCCTCGATGATGCCTTCCACTTCCTCTAGCCGCAGGAGCTTGTGCTTGACGCCGTTGTGCATCACGTCACGACCTGAGTATTTCGCGTACTGGATGCGCTCTCCGACGCAAACTCCTTGGCTGTTTCGCTGATAGAAAAGCATGTCTTTGTCGTCGCGCCGTATCGCAAATGGACCCACGGCTACCACGATTCCCTCCGTAGGTGCCTCCTTTTGTGATGGCGGCTCAGCCAGTCCGGTGGTTTTCTTGGCAACTGGCGCGTCGGGCAGGACCAGCAGGCGGTCGCCGAGTGGTTTGAATGTTCTCATGATTTTTTCTCCTTGAAAATCTCAGGGTCTGCGCCGTCGAGGATTTCACATTGCCGAATGAGACGCTCTTGCATGCTCCAAACTTCGGGCGGAATCTTCGGCATCTCCGGCCACTCGTCAATCGTGATATTCGGAAGTATCTTCGGTTTGGGAATTATCACTTTCGCTCCCTAGCTCAGCTTTGCTCGGACAAAGCAGTCTTTAGCCTCTAGCAGCTTGCGCAACCCGGCTGATTTCTCTGGGCCGTCCGGCAATGTTGCGTCGAGAGCGGTGGCTAGTTCGCCCAGAGGCTTACTCACCTGCTGCAAATTCTCGGGAAGATGCGAAAATGCGAAATACTTCATGATCGGTGATGGCATTTTAACCCTTTCTCTCCCCTCGGGGAGGCAAGTACATAAATCCCTTCGGTTTGCTTAACTCGTTGATATGTTGGAAGGTGAGACGCTGCTCCCAATCTGCTAAGGCGGGAAACTGCTTCGCCCATTCGTGCATCCATTCACGGATGCGCTGAGGGGTCCGCTCTTGTATGTAGACAACAGTCGAAGTATTCTGGGGATCGGTTGCCAGCTGGAGCGCAATCGCAATTGCCTGCCCGTAGGTTCTGCCTCTGTGGGTCATTTAGAAACCCCTCTCATCCACGGTACTACGCTTATTACCGTTGGCTGGTAAACGGAGGACTTAGCCATCAGGTCGGGAAACATTCGCTTCGCGTCCTCGATGCTGATCTCCTGTTCAAAGCAGTAGATCGGCATGTTGCGCAGGTCTTCGTACAACTCCCGCCACTTTGTCAGACGCCAGAGATACTGAGCACTGCGCGTGTGCTTCATTTCCGGTTCCTCCAACAAGTAGTCTCGCTAACAAATTCACAATGCACGGTCCCCGTATCGCCGTCCCGCTGCTTGGCGACGATGATCTCAGCCTTCCCTTTCAAACTCGGATCGTCCCGCTTGTAATACTCTGGCCGGTGGAACAGAATCACGTTGTCAGCGTGCTCCTCGATACTCCCCGACCCTTTGAGATTCGCCAGCGTAGGCCGTCCCTCATCCTGCTTGGTCGTCTCCCGGTTGAGTTGATGGTAGAGCACCAAAGGAACGTCCAGGTCAACAGCCACACCCTTGAGCGCTGACACCTTCTCGCCGATCACTTCATCCGAGCGCATGCCTTTGACGTAAACTCCATCGCCCGAGATCCGCGAGAGCTGGTCAACGAGTATCACGTCCAGTTCATTCGACCGCTTCAACCTTGCCGCCCTGGCGCGAATACTCGCCACGCTCATGATGCTGCGCTGGTCCCAGAAGATCGGCATTATCTTGAACTCGGCTACCGCTGTCTCGATGTACTGCTTCTCAACCCAGTCGAGCGTGCCGCGGCGGTAGGCTGTAAATGACACAGAGGCGCTCCCGCACAGCATCCTTCCCATGAGGCTAGGCTTGGCCTGCTCGTTGGCGAACAGCGCTACGCAATGCCCGCGGCGGCCCATCTCCCACGCGATTGTTCCGCAGTGGCTGGTCTTGCCGCTGCTGGTCCTACCGGCTGCGACTGTCAATTCTCCCTTGTGCAGCCCATAAGTTAATTCATCGAAAGCGTCGATCCCCGTCTTGATCCCCGGCACGCGCGGCGCAAACACGTCGTTCTGGTTTAGCCATTGGCCCACCGATTCAAGGTCTTGGCCCTGCATGTTGCTGTCAACAGCATCCTCAAGATCCCGCATGATCGACGTGATGACCGTCTCGCCGGGCTCGAACTGGTCGGCGGCGCGCAGATAGCCCTTGTTGCAAATCAGCATTGCTTTGCGGAGTAGAATCTTATCCTTGACGATCCGGATGTAGTCGGAAATCACCGGGCGCCGCGGCAGGCCCTCTGTGAGACTTGCCAGAAACGCCACGCCGCCGACCGCCTCAATCTCTTTGTTCTTGGTCAGCTCGTTGGCCAGGGTAACAATGTCCACCGCGCGGAATTGGTGCATCAGGTCGGCCATGCGCTGAAAGATGCGGCGGTGGGAGTCGAGCGAGAAGTCAGCAGGCCTGATATGCTCCTCGGCTTGGGCAAATGCCTCATTGTCGAGAAGGATGGCCCCAAGGATGGTCCTCTCCCCGTCGATTGAGGCGGGGAGGGGATCGTCGTAATTGGTCTGGTCGGTCATACGTCTTTCTATTGCTCTGGTTAGACCGCTGGTGCCGGCGGTGTGGGCGGTGTCACGGCAGCGGTAAGCGCCGCGGTGTTGGCTTGGAGTGCGCTGATCTTGGTTTCGATGTCGGCTGCGATGTTCTGCACGGCCGGATCTTCATTCGATGCCAGTTCAGCGATGAGTGCCTGGATGTCGGTGAGTGCTGCCTGGGTTTCGGCAGTGTTGGCGGTGACGGCGGCGGCGAGGTCAGTGTCGGCCTGCTGCAATGCGGCGAGTCCTGCGTTTACGTTTGTTGACATGGTTTTGATTTTCCTTTCGAGACGTTCGATTGCTTCGTGGAGTCTTCGTTCTTGGTTGTAGAGCATTGTGTTGTACCTCGTTTTGGCGACAACGGCTAAATGCTACCAGACTTCATCTTCCGGTGACTGCTTGTTGGTTTCGGCACCCGGTCCCGACTTCTTCTTGACCGTCAGCCTGGTGCCCGTCTTGTCGATAAGCTTGTCGTCTTCCATGCGGTCGATCATGTGCGCCGCCTGGACAAAGCTCACATGCAGCTCGCGCTTGAACAGGCCTGGCGTCACCTTGGGGTGGTTCTTGAGCATCTTCAATGCCGCCTGCCAGATGGCATCGTCGCCGGATGTGTTCTCGGCCTGCTTAAGTTGATCCTTGAGCGTGGCGGGGAATGGCTCGGGTACGCCCATGGACTCGCGGACCTCGGATTCAAACGTCTCGGGGAGTGCGGGCTCCTGCGCTACCGCTTCCTCGATCGGCTCCGGCTGGTCGGTCGCCGTCTCGTCCTGGTCGCCAAAGAACTCCTCGACATTGGCTGCCGATTGCTCGGGCGGGACCACAACTACCGGGCCGTTGCCGGCATCGTCGAATTCCGGCTCTGGCGTCACGTCGAGATTGCCGAGGAAGTTATTGATGTTTGCGGCGGACTCCTCGAATGGCAGTTCCTCCTGCCGTTCCTCGATGGTCATGGCGCGCGTTTTTACTTCATTGCCAAGAGGGTCGCGGTATGTCACTTCTCCGATGTTTGGCGAATCCCAATGCAGAGTGCAGGTGACGTTGGCCATTTCGTACCCGTCGTTGAGCTTGCGCGACAGGCTGCCGATGGTCAACTCGACGCCGGTTTTCTTTTCCTTCACGGTCGCCTTCATCGACTTCTCTTCGTCGTCGATTGCGGCCACACGGTTATGGGCTTGCGCCAGGTCGCGGCCCATTTCGAGCCGCTCGTCGGGAGTGAAATCTCTCCGTAAAAATAGCGTTTCTTTCGTCGCGCGGGTGGTTGCCATGACTATCCTTTCCAGTGAATGATCTGGCCGACGAATGGCAAGCGGCCTTCCCAAAATGCGAGCATCTCATCCCAGTTCGCAAACCCGTCACAGAAAGCGAGTTGCTCGCGCTCGTCGTATGTTAGTGGACAACCGTCAACTGTCACCATTCCAGTCGTGCTCGCGTTGATCTCGATAGACTCAACGCGGGTACAGATCACAGATTCTGACAGGATGCGAAATGCGCCCTTGTGACGCAAGCCGCAGTAGAGGTAAAGCCTATCGCCGCGCTTGACGGGTTGCTTGCGTGTCGCGCGGATGGTGTGATGTTTCCGCCCGCTGCGAATCGGTTCAACGAATTGCGCTTTGAAGTTCAGGAGTGGCATGTCTTGCCTTTCAAATATCCAGTTCGTTAGGTTGGTCGTCGTCGTCCAGTTCCACGCCATCATCATCGCGCTCACCGGCTTGCAGTTGCGCCCCCTCGGGCAGCGAAATAACCTTGATCTCCCTGCGCACGCCGCGCTGAATCGCCGCACGGACAGCCTGCTCCGTGGCTGGGTTCATGGCATAGACGGCGCCAGGGTTCACTAGCCTGCTACGACCCGGTATCGCCTCGCCCTCGACAACCGTACCGACCGGCGCAAGGACACTGCCAATCCAGCGCGGGCAATCGAGCGTTTCTTGCCTTGCCGGGATCTCCGGAACGTCCACCTGGAACATGGCTTTGTCGCCGAAATACTGCGTGGTGACGAATCCAGCCTCGGTGCTGTGGCCGAACAGTTCGAGCAGCGCCCAACCTTCAAACTTCGCTTGCGATTGATCCATGTTGCTCCTTTCAAAACTCCGGCATCCCATCGTCCGCCGGTTGCTGTTTCCGTTGTGGTAGTTTCCCAGCGCGCAGCATCGCGTTACGCCGGGCCCCTGCCGCCAACTTCACGCTCTGCTCCAGCCGTTTCAGCACGTCGATGCGCGCCAGCGGTATCGTCTCCAGAAATGCCAGCAGCGCTAAAAAATCATCGGGCGACATGCTGCCCTTGCGGTCGTTACATACCTTGCAGGGGTACTCGATGTTATCCAGCCCTATCGATCCTTTACGGCTTAAGGGAATGGCGTGGTCTACCGCCAGGTCGCCGAGCGTGAAGAAGCCACGGCAGTACCGGCACTGTACGGCCCCATCATCGAACCCGCCCAGCGCCGCCAGCACATGCGCGCGGAACTCCTCTTTGGTAAACGGCAGCGGCGGGAGCTTCTTCTTCTCCATGCGCGCGGCCATGCTATCGTACCGGCTGCCCGTCAGTGACAGGAATCCGCTCTTGGCTTTGTTGGCCCAGAGGATGCCGACGCCGGCGGGACGCTTCATTGCTCAATCACTCGCACGTTGTCAGCCTGCTGCCCCTTACCGCCCTGGACCAGATCGAACTCGACGCGCTGGTCCTGCTTGAGCTGCTTGTAGCCGTCCATCTGGAGAGCGGAGTAGTGGCAGAACACGTCGTGCCCCTCTTCGCTCTTGATGAACCCGTACCCCTTGCCGTTATTGAACCAAACTACCGTACCTTTCATGTCACTCTCCCTCGATCTTCCCGTCAACGACGACTGCCCGATTGCGATGGGTAGGGCAAACGTCGATGGTATCGTTGAGTCTCTTCATTCCGAAACCGGTGTCAGTGTGCTGTCTTCCAAGTGTTCGCGCGCAGTCGTTGCACATTTCCGCATCGCAGGTCTTTCCGTTGCCAACCGGAAAGTCGCACAACTTACCCTCGGAATACTTCTGGTGACAGAACTTACACTCCTGCTTACGTCCGCCGCGTCCACGGTTGATGTGTACCACGGTCCCGTCTGCCATCTTGTACCATTCGCAAGGCATGATATACCCTCTGAAATTGTGAGGCGCGGACTACCGATGCCGGCCGGTTAGTCCTCCATGGTAGTCCCGCGCCCTCCCGGTTGGGGCCGGAAGCCTTTACGTCAGCCGCTCAACCTTCGTCACCGGCACGTCGCCGCTGCGGTCGAGCGTGAGCATGTAAAAGACCGAATTCGGCACCTTCGGTATCTCCCGCCTTAAATCACTCTGTAAAACAATGACTTGAACGAGGTTCGCGGCAAGGAGCGCTTTGTACATCTGACCTCTAGCCGCATCCAAAAAGAGATCACATTCGTCGATCACGACAAACCCGAACCCGCTCACCTTCGCCAGCGCAACCTGGAACGCGATCGAGAAAGCGTGCCTCTGTGACTTCGAAATCGTCCGCAGGTTGTAGACCGCATCCTTGCCGGCAAACGACAGCGAGAAGGCGAACGGATCGAACTGAAGGTGACAGGCGTAACCCCAGGTCGCCAGCACTTTGTTCATGCTGCCCTCGAACCCGCCAACATGCTCATCGAGGAGCTTGGCCTGGATACCTTTGGCGCCGAAATACTCCACCAGCAGCTCCAGCAGGGCCTGCTTGGCGTCGAGTCTCGCCTTGGCGTCCAATGCCTGCGCGTAGGCTTTGCGGGCATCGTCAGCCTGAATGGCTGCCGTCAGCGCGGCATTCCCCTTCTCGATGCGACTGTCTAAGTCGGCAATCTGGAGATCAACGTCGGTTGTGTCGGGCTGGGCGGTCTCCTGGTTCTCGACAATCTCCGCTTTCAGTTCCAGAATGTCCTTCTCGACGCCGGCGATGTGCTCGTCTACCAGTGCCAGGTTCTTGACGGCTTGCGCGTGGGCAGCCAGTACCCGCTCGGCGCCCTCGTAGTCGCCCAAGAGCTTGCGGGCTGCCTGCCAGTCGCGCTCCTGGGTCAAGAGAAAGTCCTGCTGCTTGATGATCGGCGCGGTGATGTTCTCGAATTCCGCGTCCGTCACCGGCTGCGTGCAGGTCGGGCAGACTCCCGCCTCCCCGACATCGTTCAGCTTGGCTAGCGTCCGGCGGACCTCGGCCAGCGCGCCGGCGTTCTCCCGGATGCCAGCCTCGAGCTTCTTACCCTTCTCCGAGCCGGCCGCCAGCTTCTCGGCTTCCTTGAGCGCTTTCGCTGACAGCAGTTCCTTGGCGACGACCGCGCGCCGCTCCTGCTCGGTGGCGAGCTTTAACT